GTTTCAAACCGATCATTATACGGAATACATATATGCATCACGCCTATCTTATCAGCAAAAGTTATGTCTTCTAAATCTTTTAAACGGCAATCGTAGGTTTCTTTTAGAACATTATAAAGTGAAGTGCCTACTTCACCTGCTCCGATTACTAGACTGATACCATTGAACATAGTCATTTATATCCTTCTCAAAGTCTGTCTGAGGCTCAAAGCCGTTCTCTTTTGCCCTTGTTATATCAGCACAAAGCCTCATTACTTCGCCCGGCCTTGAATTGGCGTGGACTATCTTTGACTTGGATTTAGTTAGTTTTTTAATTATCTCAGCTACTTCGTTTATTGTTATTGTTTTTCCTGTGCCGACATTTATCGTTTCTCCTATCAAGTTATCCTCACTCATACAAAGTTCATATCCCCTCAGAGCGTCTTTTATGTCCATATAATCTCTTGATTGAGTTCCATCTCCGAATACAACAATATCTTCATTATTCAATGCCCTGCGGGTAAATATGGCAATAACGCCTCCGTAAGAAGTGTCATTTTGATATTTCCCAAAGGTATTGAAGTTTCTTAAAACAGTTATTTTCGTTCCGTATGTGTCAAAATACGCCTTACATAATCTATCGCCAGCCGTTTTAGAAGCGGCGTATGGGCTTTGTCCGTCAAGAGGATGAAGTTCATCCATCGCCTCAGTTTGGCTTGTCCCATATACCTCGGATGATGACGCAAATACGAGTCGTTTATCATATTTTCTAACTGCTTCTAAGATGTTCAATGTTCCTGACACATTAACATCTATTGTTTCTTGAGGATTTGTTATGGATTTATCAACGTGGATTTGAGCCGCACAATGTATCACTATATCAGCCCATTTTATATATTTCTCCACATCTTGATAATATCTTATATCGCCATAACTTACCCTGTGATTTTCAGGATGGCGGCAGGCGTGAGAGAAATTGTCTATTCCCTCAACAGAATGTCCTCTCTCTCTTAAATAGTCCCACAAATGAGAAGCTATAAAGCCTGCGCTTCCTGTAATAAACACTTTAGCCATTAGATTTTACTCAGCTTTCTTTTTTTTGCCACCAACTAAAGTGTCCTGAACGCATTTATCGCTACAAAACATTTTACCATTTGCAACGACATACGCTTCAAGAGCTTTACCACAGCCCTCGCATTTACCAACGCTTTTAGTCTTTTTCTCTTCTGGCATATTTTTCACTTAATACTTAGCTCTATACTGCCCCCAATTTCTTGGGAGCAGAAACAACTTAATATGACGATGGGTCTTCTTGACGAAGTCCACTATTGGCACTTTCTGCGTATGCCGCAGTAGTGTCATTAGAACCTGTCCAGAGAACCAAACCTGCTGAAGGATTAAGCACCTTTGAGGTGAAGTTAATCTTCCAACCATAAGTTGAAAACTGGTTCAAAGGATCAGATTTAGTAGCACCATTTGAAGTGTAAGTCTTTAGACCGCCACCCCATTCAGTTACGCCATAGAAGCCTTTACCAAAGATAACGCCTCCATAAGCGATAGTTGAAGCAGTACCACCGGAATTTGACCCTCTCATTGCCGGGCCTTGCGGCGCATCTATCAAACGACAGCCATACAATTTGCCAAACTCCCCATTAAAGAGTTTATCAACTGCTGGTTTTGTGTATTGATTGAAGCTAATAAAGTCGGAATCACCGGCAATATCCGCCGCCTGCTCTGTTGTTAAGATACCAATAAAGTCCTGACCTGAATATGGCATCACATTCAAACCTCGGAGTTTAAAGACGGCATCTTTAATGTCAGAAACGGCTATAACATTAGTAGAACTAACTGTCATAATACCGGCTGACACAGTACTCGTCATCCCCCAATAATCAGTAACTTCTGTTGAAGTTTTAAAGAGATGATGACTCTTAAGCGTTGCTGAGCTGACATTATGGATAATCGCATTTGAAATAACACGATCAATCGTGAGAGCGGCCTGTGCGCCAAGACGCTCAATACCCATAGTATCAACATCAACAATCGCTGTTATTGACGCTATATCGGAGATTGCGCAAGCATCGCCATATTGATTAACGATGCCAGAAACCGCATAAGTTGAAAGGTTGCGCATTGCTGAAACAGTCATTCCCTGACCTTGAGTCAAAATACGACCCAAGTCCAACTTATATGGCAAGTTCCAGATTACTGATGTGCCTTCCCTATTCGGGCAAGGTTTCTTTTCACCAAACTCGTAAAAACGAAGTGTGGGGTCAAGAACATCTAGTAATTTCCTGTCATAATATGTCTTTATCAAATTGCCCAAATCTCCAGTAGTCGTTGTTGCTAGAAAATCACTCATATCATTTCTCTACAACAATCCATCTGTCTAGCAAGATTTTGTTTGTGCTAACTTTATCCGCCTGATTGTCGCTGTTTTAATTGTTCATTCAGCTCTTTTTCTAAGTCTGCAAGTGGAACTTCTCTATTTTTGAGTTTATCTGCAAGACTTTCTCCCTTATAAGGCGTTTCAGGAGCAGGCTTTTCAGTAGAAGCCGCAGGTTTCCCCGCATCTACTTTTTTAGCCTCTCTCTCTGCTTTTGCCTCTGCCATCTTATCTTCGTGAGAAGCAAGTTTATATGCTTCATTCCAAGATAATTCGGGAGCTTTGCGTTTTATCGTCTTGATTGTATCAAGATAATTAAGCGCATCTGGCGTTTTATCAAGGAATTTCTCTACTTCTTGGCGGATTACATAAGGCTTCATACCTTGATCCACCGCTTCCTTGATAATTTTCCTAGCCTGATCAAGTTCATTTGAAGTATCCTCTTGCTTTTCCTCTTTTTCGGGTTTTTGTTCCTCTAAGAGGTCAGTAAGGGCTTCCTCTCTTCCCTTGACTTTGGCTTTCTCCACCATTTCTTTAACTCTGGCGTGTGGAATACCAGTCTCTTTTTTTTCAGGTTGAGCTTCCTGTTCCTCTGCGGATGATTCAGAGGCCGGAGTTTCCTCCGGTGTTACATCCTTCTCTTCATCTGACATACTTTATAAGGTTTAGTCCTCTCGTGTTAACGCTCACGAGGGCGAATTAGTTTATTTCTTTTTAGGTTTCCATCCAGTACGCCTCATTGTGCCATATATATACTTCCTTGCTCTCTCACTTGTCGTTGAGCCAAACTTTTTACGTGCTTTTGCTTTTAGTTTTCGTTCCATTACTTTTGGCATATTATTTTTTCTTTTTAGTATTATCTATTTTGTTGAATATCCAGCCTAAGCCAAAGATTACTCCCTTGTAATAATCGTGTTGGTCTTTTCCTCCCCCATAAAGCGATTGCCAAGCATCCTTTAATGCTCCATCTGACCATACCTTAACAATACTCCACCCTTTTGTGCGCTCCATTGCTTCAATAGCAGTAAGTATCTCTTGGCGTTCTGCTTCTTTTTGAACATTATCTTTGGAGAGGTGCAATTCCTTGCTCCTCTGGCTGTCCTTGTGGTTGTGCGACATTTGGCATATTTAGAGGCATTCCACCCATACCTGGCATCCCAGGGGGCATTCCACCCGGCATCCCGGGGGGCGGAGAAAAGCCCATTTGACTTATAAATGCTTCTTCAATGTTTGGCACATCAAAGTTTTTAAGTAAATTATCCAATACCCATTTAACATTTAACTTTGTTGGAGCAGGCGGCCGACCCGGCTCATAATCCATAAGAGGCATCTGAGAGAGCGGAACTAGAAGCTGTAAGAGATTCATCCACATTATTTTCTTTACTTCTTTGTTCTGCGGTTGAGTTGAACCTCCCTCTACAAAAAGATCGTATTCTTTTCTTATTGCTTCAACTGGTATCTTTTCAAATTGAATACCTGACTTGCCTACTATCCTTATTACCTGCTCACGAGAAATATACTTTTGGTTCATTTTAAGCATTTTCCTGCCAAGTTCTCTTATGGCATCGTCTAAGTTATCCAGCTTATACTGCATTTTTGTTCCTGCCTGTTCAAGCGAAGCCAGGAATCCTCTTGCTGTTTGATTTACATCTCCTGTTGCTCCCATTGGCTTTTGTATTTGTCCCATCATTCCAGGAAATACGCCTGATGTTCTATCCATATCTTGCTTAATGATCGCTTCCTCTTGGACTGTATTTTGCGTTGTATCATTAACTGGGAGCGGTTTAACGGCATTTACATCATCACACTCAATAATTCCGCCGGGTCGGGATACAAAGTCTTCCCAGTTAATTCCCTTAGTCTTATCCACAAGCCACATATGATTTGTGATGAGCTTCCTGTTGTCAATTCTTTGATTTCTAAGAGTATCCAATTCATCTTGCAAGGCGACAAGCGGTTCAACTTCGCCAATAGCCCAGAAATCATTTGGCATAATATCATCTTGAAATGCGACAAATGGAACACCGCAGGGATATATCTCATCTAAGGGTACGGCACGGAGAATATGCTTGTTATTCGCTGTAACAATTAGCATTTCTTTCTCCTCTCCATCTTGTTCTGTGGCTATCGGGCCATAGTATTCATATACAATTACTTTCTTTCTTTCATCATCATCCGGCTCACTTCTGCCTAAACTTGCCTGTTCTTGTATTTTCCATTTGCTGTCGTTGCTTGATAATGCCGCATCTATTCCTTCGGTATCATAATTTGGGTTGTCTTTGACTGTTTTTAAGTCTCTTTCTTGCTTATAAATGACCCAAGAGCCGTCTATTGTTGAAGTCTTAGGATCTTTGTAAAAATCATAAATTGAGATAGGTTCTGCCCATAATCCGTCTTTTCCCTTCTCATCCCAATCCCAGCCAATTTTCATTATGGAAACTCCGTATATTAACCCTGCCTTTACCCATTGCTTTAATTTCTTATTCATTCTCATTGTATCCCATTGATAAGTTACCAATTTCTCCATTGATTGAGCATTCACAGTATCCTCAGGTTCTCTTGGTAGGGTGTTTATCGTTGGTTTATTTGAAACAAGCCTTGGGAGAATTGTATCAACCACCTGCTTAATGTAAGGAACTTTTATCTGTGAACGCCAGATGTTTGAATCCATTTGAGCATAACTCACCCTGTAATACTCATAATACTCAGCAAGCTTATTGAATATCGGGTTTTGATAGTTTTCTGCTATCTTAAACCGGTTCGTGATAGTTTGAAGAGAAAACTTCTTTTCTGCGTCATTTAGTTTTATGTTTTTTTTCTTTTTAGCCATAATTAGTATCCTGTTCGTTTTCTTAAAGGCCGATAGTTATAAACCTTCGGCTTTTCAGCTACATAAGAATAACTCGTTATGGCATACCTTACCGCATCCATTAGATGGTCATTAAACGGTAAGGGCTTTTCTTTTTGGTTCTTATCTTGCTGTGGAGTCTCAAAGTGATAGGTTGAAAACTCCTCAATGTGATGTTTGCAGGTATTAAATATTTTTAATTTGTTTTGAAAAATCAAGTTTTGTACCTCTGATATACCTGCGAGTATATCTTTTCTTACTTCTCTCACATAAAGTCCTTTCCTGCGCATCTCTTCTATTCTATCCGGTTCTGCCGGATCGGGATAAAACTTGGTTATATTATATCTTTTTTGAAGCTGAACACACTTCTCAATAAGCTCGTCTGTTGTTATCTGCTCGCTATATAGTTCATCAACTATGTAAAATATTCCTTCTTTATCAAACTTTATAACTGAAATTGCTGAAGGATTAGTCCAGCCAAAATCAATTCCGGCTATTACATCCTTTGCTTCAAAGTCAAATGATTCAATAATTTGCTCTGGTCTTAGCTGATATACAAGCCCTTCCATCTGCTCAAATGTTCCCTCATATCTTCTACGGAATGTCGTGGGAGTTAATGTTCTTTTTGCCCGTTCATACTCTTCCTCTGAGAAATATGGGTTGTCAATAGATTTCCATTGAAATACTTTGAAATCTATATCTCCTTTTAAGAATCTGTCATAGAAATCATAGTATAGCCAGTTCATTGAGTCAGGGGTAGTGGTAATAAAAAGATGCCCCTTTTTGATGGCAAGCCTTGCCTGAATATTCACCCATACATCTAGCTTATACTTGCCTGCTTCGTCTAACCAAGCCCAACTAGCTGTAAATCCTTCAATAGCTTGTGGATTCTCCGCACTCCTTATGTAAATCCTTGTCTTATCGGGTAATTCTATTAAGCCTCTCTGTTGTTTATAAAACTTCTTTAATCCCGGATTTACCTCAAATAACTTTGGCAGAGTTGACTGGTCAAGCATTTTATAATCGTTTGCGATTATTACCCCGTCTCCTTTTTCTTCTGCTAGTTGCTTTTGAACCCAGCACGCCCCTAGCATTGTTTTGCCTGACTGAACTCCTGCGATACAAGCTACAAACTTTGCCGGACAATAAAATGCTTCTTTTTGTTTATCAAACAGCTTTATCTCAATTGTTTCTTTTTCCTCCACAGATATATTTCTTCTCTAAATTTATCCAATAATCTCCCCAGTAAGACTAGCCAATCTTAATATCAAATCCTGCTGATGCTACGTTTATATCAGTCGGCATAGCTTTTGTAGCAAGAGATTTAGCAATATCTCTTTTGACTGATCTCGGAGTATCTTCTCTTTCCATTTCCTCTAACAAAAATTGCCAGCATTTATTGATTACTGCTGTTCTTACTTTTTCATCATAAGCAGGCTTTCTTCCACCTGCTCCTTTGTGTCCTGGAACTCCGGCCATATTAACTAATTATTTTTGCTAAGTGTAGCTTTTGTCAAACCTTTGACATTATTCCTCATCTTGGAATATACCATATTTTTCCATCAACTCTTCTGCCTTTTCCTGTGTAATTAACCCAGCATCTAATGCATTTGTTATCGCAAGAGTGATGTGATAAATGTCTTCTTGCCAGCTCATAGTTTTTTTATTATTTTTTAATTTCTCGCCTAATTTCACTAGCGCACAGCGTGCAATAGTAAATAAATGTTGTAGGTATGTCAGAAGTGTTTTGAACATAATACTTGTCCTCTGCTCCACAGTTTGGACAGATTATTTTTTTACTATTTTCCATATATTTTTTAAGACTACCTCATACCAAGCAATTCCTGTGGCAAATGATCCAACAAGGATTTCCCAGAAACCCGGGGTGAATATTTTGGCGTAATATTCTACTATTGCCCAAATAAGACACATAAGGAACAAGGCAATAAGGATATAAGCTCCGGCAAGCTCTTTACCGAGCTTCTTAGTAAGGAGCTTTATCACTTCTGTTAAGACAGTAGCTATTGCTCCGTAGAGTAATATCATAGGTTATTTTTATGAGTTAATTTAGTACCCTTTTAGTAAATTGCGACACTTATTCTCTTGTAGTTTTAGCTATTCTATTGACGTTCCCCTTAATATTTTACGACACATAGCCTTCCACCCTTTCCACCCAGATATATATCCTCGCAAGCTAAAGATGTTTAGAAAAATAAGAGAAAAAGAGATGTTAGATTATGCTTATGTCTGGTCGGCAGGCGTCAGGTGGTGGGACGTGGTCTGCCGCTTTACACCTAAGCACAATCCGCAGGAATTACCCAGTATAACTCCCGGCTAACATATAACAGACGAGTTTTGGTCAGCCTCCTCTGAGACGCTGATTATTTTTCATTGTTAAACTTCCGTTTCAAACTATTATCTAGCTCCTGTTCTATTTCACGAGCCTCTTCAAGATCAAGGGCGTGTTTGTGATATTCATCTAGTTCTTTTAGTAATTCTATCTTATCTCGGCGTTTTTGTAAAATTTTTTTATGCTCTCTTTTTAATGCCATACAAACAAATATGGCTAAAATAAGCTGAAATTAAGTGTCGCTTTTTATTAGTAAATTTTGAAGCTGGCGGTTGCGGGACTTCTCGGTGAGGACAAATCACCCCAACCGTTGAGATAGGCCAGCCCCCAAATCTACTAACAATTAAAACTTCACACTATTTAACCCCAATCTAAGCACAGGTTTAACCCCTGCTAAATACTCGTCTTTCTTTAACTCAGCCCATATAGGAAATAAAGCAGGGTTTTCCACATCTTCTCTACCCCAACCCCCATAGGTACAAGCGGCGATTTGTAGGTTATCCGGGCGTCTTCCTAAGGCTCTCCACAGCTCCATTGCCACTCTTTTCTCATTAAGCCAAGCGTGCCAAGGCCTCCAACCGGGATTTTCCGGGCGAAATACATCTTCTCTGTTATATCTGCGCTCAACAGGGAGCTTATCCCACGCCTTATCACGGAAATATGGGGCAGGGTTTATCCAGCCAAAATAGCCGTTGTTATAGTTACACTCCCATTTTCCATTAGGATTCTCCCACCAAAGCCTTAGCCCGAAATGTAGATGATCGCCTGTGGACATTCCGGTATTATCAGGTATTCCTATCTCCTCTCCCGGCTCAACCCATTTACCTACTTTTACTTTTGGGCGTTCTAGATGAGCATAAATAGTCTCAAACTTGATAAATCCGTTATCAGTTTTGAGGTTTTCTGTCTCAATTCTTACCTCAATTCCATATCCGCCCTGTTCTCCTGCGTGGGTTACTCTGCCTCTGTGAGCGGCACGAACCGGCCACGAGCGGTTAATTCTAAAATCTGCCCCGTTATGTCCTTTCATTCCTAATTTGGTATAAAAATCAACAAAATTGACCCCAAATGGCTGAGTTATATAGATATGGTCTAGTGGTAATTCAAGGTTAAATTTCATAATCCTCCAACGTCTCAAATCCAGTTACCGTGCACGAACTGGATTATGAGACAATTCTCATCAAAGATGAGACGTTGAGGGACTACCGGTGGCTGGTAAACCACCGCTAAATGCCCATAGGCATTCCTAAGGAGAAATTTTCCCAAACACCGGTAATCCTCACTATTATTATAGCACAAAATAAAATAACTTCCTACACAAAGGAAGCTATTTGTCAACCCCCTGATATGGGATTAGCTGTGGATATTCTGTTTATTTTAGGCTCTCCCATACTTCTTTATAGGTTAGTTTTTTTATTTTACTTGCCTCCCGGCGTAGATCATTATACCACTCCTCCCCACGAGTCTCACGAAGCCACTCAATAAATTCTACCGGGGCTTTGTGTGCGCTATCGTTTTTAAGTGTGTGGCAACCCGAATCT